TATTAAGTTACTTTTAAATTAAATGATTAATTAAAGGTTTTTAAATTGTTTTTGGGTTTTTGTTTGCAAATAAATGTGCTAAGATTAGGTCTTCGCATAGTAATGTGATGAATGATAGCGCTAAAAGCAGAATGAAAAACTCATATGAAATAGGTTATATGTAGTGGAAATTAAGTCTCCATCTATAGTAAATAACTAGGTCAATCTCATGCCTCAAAATAATTGGGGCTCCAATTCGTGTGCAGCTGCAAGCAGCATGCTGTTTCGTTCGTTCCGGGTCATTTTCGTAGGTTTTGGTTGGGTTAGTCGTTGAAACACATTGCTCCTGATGAAAGTAGGAAAATGTGTGATCACTGATCCAATCATCTGTCTATTCGTATTGTCGGGATGGTGAACTAATAAGATTCTCCTATCTTGTGATGGAAAATCATGTTGTCGGGCTATTGCAGGTGACCAAGGTAGGCCATTTTTCAGTTTGTCTCGGACAGTCGTGTTTGAGAAAAGTGGGAGCAAGAGCTCGTCGTGATCCACAAAAATGTGGGGATACTTCTTTGCTAAATAAGATTTGCCTTCTCCGGATGGTATGGATACGGCCCATCTATCGTCGGTACGAGGAATTTTGCTCTCTCCAGCTCCAATTCCAAGCATTGCACAAAGGTAGTATAAGGGTGCTTCCACAATTCCCAGAACAGTTCTGGTTAGTTTATTGTTTGTTAAAGTCATAAATTTATCAAAGCCTTCTGTTGAACGTTTAGTGGAAACTCGTTGAAGTGCTGAGGCTTCCAACTTCACTCCGCCTGCCCCCGCAATGGCTAAGAAGTTATCGACTTGCTCAGCATGGGAAATGTAGACCGGTCTGTAATTGCTCTTTTCCATCAAAGAAATCCATTTAGCATTAAATGCATCATAGAACTCTCGTCCGCGAAAAGCAGCGAAAGACAGAGCAGATCTCATATTCTCACGCAGTTGCTCCTCGACATCATCCGCCTTACGGTAGTAGTAGAAGTAAGAGTTGAGAGTCTCTTCACTCATAACGGGTAGTTTAAATGATCCGCCAAATTCGGCATCTGTTCGGAATCCCCTCTTAAGGAAGGTTATAGTGTTCAGATGACGAAACTTAGGGTTCGACGAATCTTTTGTTTCTGTTGTATAAGTTATACCAAATTTACTCATAAATTCTGTTATTGATTGTTGATTAAAGTCCTG